AAGCCTCTAGGATCAGGGCCCTTTAATGGGGGTATTGCTTTCCATTTAACATCTTTCATGTTTTTAACTAAAGTCGGATTTTTCATTTGTATCGGTTTATTAGATATTGATCAACACCAGATAGGCCACCATCTGCCTTTTTAACTGTTTTAACTTTTTTAAGTGGCACACCGTTTTTAAATTTGGGAAGACCATAATACTCTAATTGTGTGTTTATCCCTAAAAACTCTCCAGTATTACTATCAATCATGGCTTGATCTAAACCAAAAAATCTATTTCCTATTTTAACTCTTTGTCCCATTTCTTTCATATAAGTGTCAAACTCTTTAAGTCTTAAATTATATTCTGGGTCATCCATTTGATTTTTAACATATGCTTCAAAAGATTTAAAAAGACCTTGATTAGTTTTATAATCGGCAAGGTTTCTGTTTCTTATAAATTCAATATTTTGTTGTTCACTTGTTTTAGGAATAGTGTGAGATATATCAAACAAACCAGAATTATCTTTTGATCTTTCAATCATTTCTTTTTTAGTTTTTTTAATACTATGATCTAGTATACCTGTTTCTTTATCTACTGTAGTGTTTAAAGCTTTAACTAAATTAGGGTAGTCAGTAACTTTTAATGTTCCATCTTTAAACATTGTATTTAATTCCCAAAGTTGATCTTCTTGATTAATTACATTCTCTAATTCTTTTTTTGTTAAATATTCTCTAGCTTTTGTTATTCTTTCTAAACTTATTTTTTGACTATAATTCATAGGTCTTGGTTCTGGAAAATCAGCTGTAAAGTCGGGACTATTTCTTATATTTTTAATTGCTTCTTCTATTTTTCTAACATTAGTATTAAATAGTTTTGCTAATTGTATGTTATCTAATGTAATTTCTTTTGTTTCTTTTCTATTTGGACCGGACTCAGTTCTTTTTACTAAATTATTTATAAAAAATTCTTCTGCATTAACGACAGAATCATCTTTTAATTTTATAGTTTCCGGGAAAAAATTTTCATCTCCAAAATTTGTAATTGTATTATTTTCATTTGCTTTTAATTGTTTATTTTCCCTTTGAGTTGCAATGTATTTAGGATCTGTTCTGTCATACTTAGCAGTTCGTTTACCTAACTCAATATTATTTTTTTTAGTAAGTGAACCAACATTTAAAGTAGGTAAAAGTGCTTGTAGTTCTGTTACAGAAGGTAGTTTGTTTTCTTTTTCTTTATACTTCTCTATAACTAATTCAAGTAATTCTACTTTGTCTGCTTCATTCATTATAGGTTGCGTGCTTGCAGGTCTAAATCTTTCTCTTTTACGACCTCCCTCTATAGTAGTATAAATACCTGCTGGTCTAGTTTTTGAATTTCTGTAATCTTGAATTATTGTATTAATGTCTGTTAGAGTTTCAGAATCTAACTCTTCTAACGCTTTTTCACCATATTCTTTTTTAACTTTTCCAGGTGCTTTTTCTGTACTCTTAGATGTAAAAATAATATCTTCTTTTTTTGTTTCTGGAATTTCTGATCCACCTGTTTGAGGAGGTAAAACTATATCACCTGAAACTGGTGGTTTTTGTTTTTCTGGTTCTGGAATTTTAGTTCCTTCTCCTGTGCCAAAACTTTTAGACCAATCTTCTTTTGGAAAAGTCTCTACTTTAATTTTTTCTATGTCTTCTATTTCTTTATCTTTAGGACCATGAATACCTGGAATGTATCTAGAAATATTTTCTTTAAGTTTTTCCATATTACCATCAAAATTTGATGCAAGTTTATTGTATATCTCAGGATTCTTATCTAAATAATTTTTAGCTGCATTCATTGTCATTCCTGTTAACGCTACCAGCCCAGTGTAAATAGGAACTGCTAAACCTATAGCATGTCTCTTTCTAACTTTTCCCCCTTCAGCTTTTCTATCTAAGAAATGTGGTTTCTTAACTAGGTTGTCATCTTGAAGGTATTCTTCAAAAGTCATTTGATCTGAATAATTGGTTTGCCAATCTGCCCAGCTTCCGCCGTATTTAAACCCGGGTCTATCTTCTAGTCCCCAGGCTCTTCTATAATAATCTTTTATATCTGTACTTGACATTATCTTTTCCTAAAGTGGTTTGCGATTCCGCCGGTTGCCATACCAAATAATTTTATAAAATTTGCTTTTGCTGATGCTTGTGCTTCTGCTGGACTCATGTCAAAAGTAATATCTTTAACTATTATTTGTAATTGGTCTTCCGGTACACCGGGTGCATAAGGTTTCATGCTGTCAACAATCTCTTGTTTTAATTGTTGGAGTGGACTACCACCACCATCAAATCCTGCTCTGCCACCTGTTGCTAAACCATCTTTACCACCTTTGATGACTGTAGGCTTCCAACCTCTAAACAATTCTTTAGACCCAACGGCATCTGCTTCTAGGTTTTTTTTAAATTGTTTCAAAGGAGAAAGTTCCTTGACGCTAGTTGCTGGTCTCTGGACACTAGAAACTGGCGACTTTGGTGTTTTTGCGTTTAAAATGTCTCTAATATTGACTTCAAACAGTTTTTTTTGGTTTTCAGACGCGTTTTTTAGCGTTCTTGCGTGAATTTTGATTTGTTCAATAATTTTTGTTGGAATTTTTCCGTTTTTTTCAACAAATTGCAATAATTTTGGATTTACACGTGTGTTAAACAGACTTTTTCCCATTTTTACTACATCACCACCCATACCAATAACATCTTTAGGCTTAATTCCTAATCTTCCAAGTATTCTAAATGTTTCGAACAGTCCTTTTATATACATAGCTACCTAATAATACTCTTTTGGTTCAATTGGTCTAGGAGTGTCTTTGTAGTCTTCCGGGTGACCTAACAATCCACCTTGCCTAAACCTCATTACCGCCTGTGTCGTACTATCTACAAGGTCATCATGTTCGCCAAAAGGAAATGCTGCGCACTCCTCCATGACTTCTTGTGCAAATTGCAGATGTGTAGGAGCCCAGATTTGTCCGGCCTCAAACATAGGCGATACTGCGTTTACTCTACTATGTTTATCATTTCCACGACTGGGTGTAAACGAAATAACAGGGATCCCCATATTTCTTAATTCGTATATCAGAGGAAGTCCAGCAGCTTTAGCTTCAACTAAAACTATCTCAGGCTCCCAATATTTATAGAGTTTGAGTGCCTCTCTTCTTAAATCAGGGAACTCGAATCTATCTTTAACTGCATCGAGTAAAATTAAATTAGGTTGAGAATCTTCGTTTTCGCGGAAGACTCCCCAAGTTGTAATGGCACTAAAGTCAGCAGTCTCTTTTTTCAAATAAGCTGTATCATAAGATTGTATGACATAGTCACAATGTGGGATGCCTCTAGTCTCTGGCCACTTGCGCCACCATTCTCGTTTAATCAATGCTCCTTCTTCAGAAGTAGGATTCTGCATATACTGAGCATTCCATTTAGGAAGTGCAACAGAAGCTTTAACTGATTCTAATTGTTCAATGTCCCAATACTCTGGCCACACGGGTTTACCTGATGGCATGATAGCAGGAAACTCCACAACTTCCCATTGATCTGCTTTAGGTTCACTTTGTGCTTTTTGTAAGAGTCCAGTTAGATCTCCTTTATTCCATCTTGTCATAACCAGGACGATTCTTCCGCCTGGTTGAAGTCTTTGTCTGGGTCCAGCTGTGTACCATTCATAAGCTCGATCTAATGCTTTCTTGGACATAGCATCTTGCTCAGAGTGGGGGTCGTCAATAATTAATAGATCAGCACCCCTTCCGGTTACAGCACCTTCAACACCAACAGCGAAGTACTCGCCACCTTGTTCTGTTTCCCAGCGACCAGCGGCTTTACTATCTTCCATAAGTCTAGTTGGAAAAACTTCTTTATACTCTTCAGTATCCATTAAGTGTTTAGCCTTACGACCAAATCTAATAGCAAGTTCAGCTGTGTGAGTTGCTTGAATAATTTTTAATTTTGGAGTACTTCCAATCATCCATGCAGGAAGTAGAAAAGATGCAAACTCAGATTTTGTATGCCTTGGGGGCATGTTAACAATGAGTCTCTTAATCTCTCCAGTTTTTAATTTATTAAATTTTTCTGCAATAATTTTATGATGGTACCCTTCTATAAATTCAGGCCAC